AGGCGGGTCTTCCTGGTTGAGTGGTTGTTGGTCTCCCTCAGGAATAACAGGAGATTCTACAGTATTTACCGCAGATTGTTCATCAGGAGTAACAGGTTGTTCGCCTTCAGTAGGAACAACAGGTGGTTCTTCAGGGTTGAGTGGTTGTTGGTCTCCCTCAGGAATAACAGGAGATTCTACAGTATTTACCGCAGATTGTTCATCAGGAGTAATAGGTGTATCTACTTCTGGATTAACCGTCGGGGTTTCATCTGTGTTTACAATCTGGGGTTGTTGTCCGTCACCTTCTACCTGATTCTCTGCCCCACCTTTAATCCCATCACACAAATGTATTTCCAAGTTCTGCATTATCGCACTGTACAATTCGCATTTAAAACTCGAATTATTTTGCTCACGGTCCTGCAAAGATTTATAATGAAACGTCGGAAATCCCCATTTGTCTCCATTTTTAACAGCAATAAATTTAAGGAAAGGCGTCGGTCCATTTCCGTCAAAATCGCAAGAATTATCTAGAGAGTAGATACACAGGTTTACATTTCCATCAAATACATCACTTTCATCTTTCAATACATCTTCAAACATCCTTGGCAGAGGACTATCATCTAAATATCTATATAGTCCACTAGTTCCGCTAAATCCAAACGCAGAGTAAATCGTATTGAGGAACCCGCCGCCGGTTTGTTTGTCGATTACTTGAATTCTCACATCCTGTTGCCCGTATGGTTCATCCTTATCCACTGGCAACTCTTCAAACAAATATTCTTTCTCGGTTTTCGCAACAACTGGCAATCTATAATAGAAATCGGGATGGAGTTGTACTAAATTCAAGAACCAATCGAAATTCGTTTCTGGATCAGCGCCTGTACGTTTTTCCACAATATCGTACCCATAGTGTTTCTCTTCTTGTGCTTCTTGACTAGGGTCGTCATTGGGAAACTGTTCATAGACTTGCATCTTCACATTTACTTTGGAATTGTTCTTCTTCGGTTCCGATTCCGGTGTATCAAACATGCGGAAGAAATCGTCCATACTTGGAAACACCTTGTCCAGATTCAAGAAATAGTAATAGTAGTACAAATCGTCGAAAAACATTGGGTTCGCGTACATATTCATATTTCGAAGCAAGTTTATGCTGAATAATATGAGTTTGCGGACTTTGGAAGATTTTTGGTCGATGATGTCAACGGGCGTTGCATCGCTGTCTTTTTTCGTGGACGATTCGGTCGATTTAAATATATCATTTGTTTTTTTGCGTCTTACTAGTTCTCGCATAGTTGAAACGAGTTGCATATAAACCTGCAAAAAGAATGGAATATATTGGATTTTAATGTCCTCTGCTTTACACGGTCCCTTTTTAGGATCTTTAATTATTTTTTCAAGAATCGTGGTGGAGTCAAATAGTGTATCGTTTTTCGATTCTTTCCAAGCATCCGGAACCTTTACATATCCTTTGCTAACCTGCGTGTTTGCAAAAATAAGCAAGTCTTTCATATCTTTTGTTTCAAATAAGTCGACTAACCATCCGAATGGAACCTTGCAGTCGCGAGGTTTTTCAGGAGGTATCGCATCTATATCAACCCCGTTATTTGCGGACTTATCAAGTAATTCATCCAGGCGAGTTTGATCCAACCCGGGAATGGGTTCGTTTAATATCGAAATACCCGATACCAGTTTTTTGATTAGTTCCGCGAGAGGTTTATGCATTGCAACATTAGTACCACCTTTCACCTTTAATGTCTTCTTTTTCTTATCTAAGACGAACCTCTCGTTCTTTTCATTTTGGTCTTGGATCGATTCTTCTTTGAATAGACGGCGTTTTGTTTTTATCAAGTCGGAATAGAAATTATGCCATTCTTTGGAACCCGGTTTTCCTAAAAATGCACTACGATGCTTTTCTAATTCCGGGTTTTGAATGACACTCGGAATGGGTTCATGTATATTTTTAACCGTTTTTGAATGTCTTTGTTTCTTGTGTCGCATATAATAATTGTCTTATTACTATATGCATCGAATCAAATTCGCATCAATTCGCTTCAATTTCGCTTGAAGTCGACCAAGGGGGCACGCCCCCTTTGGAAACCCCCACTATGAGATGACTAACAAACCTAACAAACCTAACAAACCTAACAAACCTTTAGACTTCGGCGACTGTAAGTCGCTAGTGTCTAAGTGTCTGCTAGCCTTGTGTGAAGTCGACCATAAGCGAAGCAAAAGGGCATGCCACTGCGTAGCGCCTTTGGACAAAAGGCACTGGCGTTTTGCACCCCCCTAATATGATACGAAACAACAAATTCATTTACAAAAAGGAGGGGCAAAACGAAGTGCCTTTGGTCTCGGGGCACCTTGGTAATGTGACTTAACGCCCTAATCGTTAAAGTACACACTCCGATATTTCTCAATATATTTATCCCGTATGGTCCGATGTTTAAATAAATGAATCTTCTGCTTCATATTCATTATTTTGCCTTTCACGAGAGGTGACGTGCTCGTAAGCATGGTAATAATGAAAAACAGCGAATATACCCCACACTCCGTATTTCCCATCTGGTGCTCTTTCGGGTAATTCTGATGAAACTCATATTTATGTCCATCGATTTCTTGCGCTTGTTGAGTTACTCTATCCACAAACGCCTTAATTTCATCTGGAATTTTTTCACCAGCACTATCAAAAAAGAAAATGACGCGTTCTTTCACATCGATGAAAAGCGACACCCAATGCGATCCACTACTCGTATGTGGAGACAAATTGAAAATAATCCCAATATGAGTTCGCCCTTTCTTGATGTGGTCTTTTAATTGAAAATCGCAAAGTTCGTTCTGCACACATGACCCGTTCACAACGGTATCAAAATCGATGGGCGTAGGACCGATGAATTCGAAATGTTTATAGGTCTGCTCATATTGCTCTAAAACATTCATAATATCGAAATTCGACAACCATTCATTCGGATTCTTCTGCCATTCGTAGGGTTTATCCGGCGCGAAAATATAGCGGTCGATTCGCTTCTTTAGACTCAAGTCTTTTATCTCATTTAACCAACAATCCTCTTTCTGGCACTGGACAAACCGAGAATTCAATATTTGCCATAATTTCGTAGCGTTGTTTTCTCTGATCCGGTCTTCTTCCGCATGATCTTTGTTATAGGCATCTCGAATCGTAAAGAGGATTTTAGGTGTATAACACGAATTTTTCACGGATATTTTTTGAACAACCGGACTGCAAATCATACGTTTTGTTTGACGAATACGACGTTTTGCCGGTACTTGATGGTCCCGTTTTTTTCCAGAATATTTTTGTGTGATGTTATTCATAGTATTTATATTATTCGGAGAATGTGTTATTTGCCTATATTAACGTCTAGTCTGCCGGAGGCAATGGGCAAATACCCATATGACCATCGTATATGACTAGTCGTTATACCATTTCATCCGGCGATTCGCTTTTGTTAATCATCGCCCCCCAGTAGGAATAAGGGTCTTCCTCCGAAGGATGTCTCTTCTTGCGAACATTGAATGTGGTGTGACTAAATCCGGCATTCGCAAACATGACATCGTCTTCTTCTTCGAAATCGCACAATTTATCGAACCGATTATACTCGGTCCATTCTAAATGCTGTAACGTCTTCTGAACGGTTTCTTTGAACAACGAACGGAGTTCGTGACTGATGTTATTCGACGAGTCTTCCTCTCCGTCGTTTTCGTATTCATCTAGTAATTCAATAAACAATGCGGCAATTTTAGATTTGTACTTTGAAAATCGGCGGGATTCGTCGACGCGCTTTATTTGTTCTTCTGGGCAATCTTTTGCGACTAATTTCTTGTAATGCTTTTTGTTTGAGAGGAGTTCAAGGGAAAGACGGTCGACCTCTCGTTGTCGTTCTTTTCGTATTTGTTCAAATGATTCGTCTTTTTCCGTGTTGATTGTTTCTTCCATTTTTGCTAAATATACTATGCCAAACTATTTGGATTGTATGTTTTTATCCTCTACTGTGTAGAGGATGCTGAATCTCGCATAGTCATTCCCGCCTAGACGAGTAGAGAGCGCGATACAAATGGATTTATATGTGTGAATGTAATATACTGCAAATTATAAAATGTCAAATTCGAATTTAGGCGGTGCAACTTTAGGCGGCGGACCATACAACGGGTTCTCTCCTAAACAAACTATCAGTGCATATAAAGACAATAACGACGACGTGATTGCGCGTCGTATCCTAATCAAGTCGTGGAATGCGAAACAATTGTTCGCGCAGAACGGAAAGAGTCCGAGCGTGGGACCATTTCGCGCCGTGAACAGTCTGGGCGATTTCTTAGGGCGTGTCAATTATTCTTGCGGCGGTCCGAATCCGCAGAATGCAGTGAAACCTGGATATGGTCGTCTGATTCGTTCCGTTCCCCAGCAATGCGATTCGACTGGTATTGCTCCGACGACATGCAACCCGAAATTCGTTTCTGATTCTTCGGACTATGTGAAGTTTAAGAGGTTGCGTGCGGTGAACCGCAACTACAACGATCTGTCAAATGGAGGCGACCAGAGTAATGCGTCGTATGTTCCTCTCATGGCAATCAGACGTTTTTAGATCTATTGCTCATCTATTTCGTAGGTATAATTATACACCCAATGTTTGTATTTAATTTTGGTCTGAATAATTTGAATAACGGGACCCTTAGAGGCACGAAGGCAATGCCCGCAAAAGATTTGAGTTCGGATGCGGATAGTTCTTTTTCTGCTGACCGCAGAGCATACGAGAATATATTTGCCGTGAATATCGCGACACCTGGACCTCACCAGATTTCGCAGAAGAAATGGATTGGCGGGTCGCGAGATGCATCGGATGTTTCTTATCGGCGTCGAGTGGCAGCAGCAGGATCATCGATGAATCCCGGAAGTGGCGCGTTTTCATTCACATCGAAAACGGAGAAGAATACGGTGATTGATGCCTTGAATCGGTGCAGGAATCAGGGGAAATGTGTGCCACCAAAGGTGAGAGCAAGTCCGCACTATACGAATTTGCTGACCCCTGTTTGGAAACCGCCGAGTTTGGTGAGAACACGGTTCCATGCAGTTCTAACGAAGGAGACGCCAATGACGTATAAGAAGATAAATACGGCGAATGGGTTTTCATAATATGCCTGGGGGTTGCGGAAGATGACTCCAAAAATCTACGGATAAAATATAAAACCATTTAGGAGAAATGCAGAAGTACGTTGTCGAATTTTTTGGAACGACTCTTTTTGTTTACATCATCTTGGCGACGGGTAATGCTCTTGCCATTGGCGCGACACTTGCCCTCTTGATTCTTCTCATGAGTGGAATCAGTGGTGGACATGTCAACCCTGCCGTGTCGATTGTGATGGCAGTGGCGGGTAAATTGCCTACTGCGGATTTAGTGCCTTACTGTTTGGCGCAGATTTTAGGCGGTTTGGTTGCTTTGGAGATTTATAAGCGCGTCCGTATTTAATAATGTCGACCTTCAGTCTTTGCATGTCGACCTTCGGTCTTCACATGTCGACCTTCGGTCTTCACATGTCGACCTTCGGTCTTTGCATGTCGACCTTCGGTCTTTGCATGTCGACCTTCGGTCTTTGCATGTCGACCTTCGGTCTTTGCATGTCGACCTTCGGTCTTAGCGCGAATAAAACATGCCGTATTTAATAATTTCGACCTTCAGTCTTTGCATGTCGACCTTCAGTCTTCACATGTCGTATTTAATACCCTCATTTTATATACTTACTCTCATACAGCATATAAAATGTCCCATTCACGAAAAAACCGAACCCAAAAAAAGTGCAAGTCTTGCACCAAACTCAACATCGGAAAGACAATGAAGAATCTGTTGCCGATTCGAGGTAAGTTCCTTTATAAGAAACTGTTCGGCGGATGGAAAGTGAAATCCAGTCCCAGTTCCAAGTCACGGTCTAGATCTAGATCTAGGTAAACTTATTCCCACGAATATTCCCGTAAAATCCGGACATATGAATACCGAATAATATTATAATAAGAATATAACATTATTATGGCATTAAAAATAACTCTATCGTCGGTTACAAATGGGACAATATTTGGGTTTAACACGATTAATGGTGTCATAGGAGGGAACGCAACTATTAATTGGGGAGATGGCACCAATAGCACTATCACCGCGGGGGTTAGCAACTACACAATTGACCATACATACACATCCGTATATTCATCCGTACAAATCCAAATAACCGGAACAACCGTACAACAAATTGCAGTTAATAATGCGGCAAATCTTGTAACTTCCGTAGATAGTTTTGGAAATATAGGAATACAGAACCTCCAGTTGAATGGATGTACAGGTTTAACAACAAATTGTGTCCCAAATGCGATTCCAACTACAATGACAAATCTGACAAAAATGTTTTATAATTGTGCAAGTTTCAATGACCCGACCATACTGTATTGGGATGTAAGTGCAGTCACAAATACCAGTCAAATGTTTCAAGGCGCAGTGGCATTCGATCAGTCTATTGCAAATTGGAATGTTATCCTCGTGTCGAACATGACAAATATGTTTTCAAACAGCGTAAGCGTCACAAATATGGACCAGACATTAATTGCTTGGGCAGCACTGCCAACTCTTACAAGATCAGTCACCCTAAGTAACATTCGTTATTCATCGAATAGTCAAAGCGCATTCAATACATTGGCATCGAAATATAACTGGACAATTACCGGTATAATCATAAACACTTCAAAACTCACGTCCAGTTTTACCCCAACTAGCGTATCGTATGCAGTTCCAATTGCAGTTAGTCCAGCAGGCAATTATTATGTTCAGGGGGCAAGTGGGTCGAATAGTATATATGTGTACGATTCATCTGGGACGTCGGTAACAACGATTACTGCATCAGATCGATATAACTCATTCGCCATCGATCCTTCTGCAAACAAAATGTATTGTGCCGGAAATACCACGTTTGGGACCCTCAATTTAGCAAACAATTCGTTTTCGACGGTTTCTACTAGCGCACCATTAAGCGGGTGTGCTTTCTGGAACGGTTCGGTGTATGCCACCACCGTAACTGGATATATCGTAAAACAAATCAACGTTGCTACCCCAACATCCCAAAGTGTGTTTTTCACAGCAAGCGGAAATATACTTGCCGATACGTACAATTCATTTAGCGGATGTGCGACAGATGGGGCGAATTACTTGTATTGTATGACCCGAGGGACCGGATTCATTTATAGATTCAACATTCGTAATAGTTCTTCGTTCATATTGCTTTCAACTTTGAACGTGAGTCCGTTATATGGATATACATTTGGACTTACTTGCGACTTGTCAAATAATCTATATTTTAGCGTCGGAGGCGCGACATCAACTACCTATGCTTCTCCAGGAGCAGTATACAGAGTCAGTTCAACCGTTTTAGTTTCATTGTTAGCGTCGACGTCATATAGTTCTTATGGTGTTTTTTACAACCAAACGACAGATAGTCTGATTGTATCCGACCAGAAAACGGTTTATAATTGCTCGGTATCTACGTTTACGACAACCCAAAATGTAAATGATGCGAATATATTTGCGTATTATCCATTCGATCTTAATGGAGCAAACCATGGCAGTAAATACAGAAACTATTTAAGTCCGTCTATGGAAGGCGGGGTATCCGTATCATCGAAAGCCTACAGTTCAATAAAATTTACAGGGGTAAGCAACCAAGGATTCAAACTCGATAATATCACATTCACGAATACCGGATTGACGTTCGCTACATGGATGAGATGTAATGCGATTCCAACCGCCGACGCGCGCATATTCGATTTTGGAGACCCTAGCAATAATTACAACTTTTATCTGGAATGTCCTTCAAACGGGTCGATAAGTCTTGGCGTGAAATCGCCTTCCATTGGAACCGCAGGATTAACGAGTTTGAATTATACCATTAGAGACTTAAATTGGCATCATTATGCGTTAACGATTAGTTCTACTGGAGTAGTATATTTTTATGTAGATGGGTATGCTATTCCAACCGGCATAACTGCGAACATTTACCCGACATTAACGACATTGACAAACTGCTATCTTGCTAATATACCGAATGTAGTAAACGGATATTTAAATGCATATATGAATCAAACCCTCGTGTTTTATCGTGATTTGACTTCTACTGAAATCGGGTACTTAATCAATCCGGCGTATTTTGCTTTGTCTAGTTTCCCATCTGGCGCCACACCATCAACCACGGATAGTTATTCGAACCCTCCAGTACCATATGGAATGAACTCCTCTTTTCAACTCACTTATTCGAGTCCATTTCTAGTTACAAATCGAAGTTATGTATTAAAAGATGGATCGACGATATTAGACACAAATACATATAACGGATACTATGAAGGTGATAGTAATGGAGATAACACAGTTACGTGTGTTGTTGTGGATGGAAGCAGAAACGCTTGGTGCTTGACTAATGGAGGAATCAAACGGTTGAAAATAAACCCATCGGATACCACAGTAGACTATACGCAAATATCATTTCCAGTAAACATAGGTCAAGTGCTAGCAAGAGTCAGGTATTACAATGGATTGATTTATGGAGTCGGATATGCTTATTACACAAGTGTAGGGTACTTTTTTACTATGAATCCTACAACTAGAACACTAACAAATTGGTTTGCTAGCGGTAACATAAAATATCATTACAATGATATTGCAATTAGTAAAAGTGGAATAGGATATATGTCGGCGGGTGACATTACTTCGAACAGTACTATCCCGGGTACATATCAATGGCAAATCGACACGATCGATTTAAGCACTTTGCAAATAACCCCGTTAATTTCCGGCACTTACGCATCATTTCAAATAGGTACAACTTCGGTAGATTATATTCTTTCAGTTGTGCTCGATTCAAATGAAGATTTATACGTTTTAACAAAAAGTTCGTATTTGACCAAATGGAGCAAATCTGGAACGCAGTTAATGGCGCCTAGAAAACTCGTTGATTCAAGTGGTGTTAGTGTTGGAAGTCAAATGGACATTGACACGGCAACAAACGATCTATATATATTCGGTAATGGAATAGTTAAAATAAATACCACCAATTGGACGACAACCGCAATAATATATAACCCTTCTTATATTAACCGCAGTCTATGTATAGATAATAATCAGCGAATAATATATTTTAATGGTGCCCAAAACAAAGTGGTTAGATTGGACCTAAGTCCGATTCCCACGATAAAGTTTGACGTTACCTTGGCAAACGTAACATCGTCGACACTATTGATGGAAGACGCATCTGGTAACTCGTTTGGCGTCCAGATCTATATTAATGGTATATATCCTTGTTTCCTCCAAGGGTCAAAAATACTCAAATTAGACCCCGAAACAGACGATGAATATTACGTTCCGGTAGAAACCCTACGTCGAGGCGATTTGATAAAGACGGCAACATGTGGATACAAAGCAGTCGCGTTTATTGGGAGAGGCACACTACGAAATCCCACCGACGACCCAGATAAGAAGAATCGCCTCTACAAGTTCCAAGATGCTCGTAAGAAACATCCGCCTCTCTACATTACCGGCGAACATTGTTTGCTGTATAAAGAAAAAGAGATTTCGGCAGAAAAAAGACGAGAGGTGCGCGAACATATGGGCGACGATTATATCACGGAGACCTATCACCGAATTCCGGCATGTTTAGACGATAAGGGGTCGCCGTATGATAAATACGAAGGACCTGTCACAATATGGCACTTTGCTTTGGAACACAATAATTTGTATAATAATTACGCGGTCTGGGCAAATGGAATTTTAGTAGAAACATGTAGCATTGATTTTCTTTTGAAGAAATCGAGTTTGGAGTTGGTTGATGCCTCGTAGTAAATTAGTAGAAATATATGTATGATTGTTCATTATACACATATTTAAAAATGTCAGTTGTTTATGTTGCGAGCGGAGGCAATAATTCCGGTTCAAATAATGCGTTTATTGCGTATTCGAATAACGCTCAAACATGGACCCAATCTTCCAATGCATCCAATGTATTTAAGTTTCCGGTTCTTTCTTTAGCAAATAATGGACAAATGTGGGTTGGTACATCAAATGTCGGGACAGGATCCAGTTCGATTGGTTATTCATACGATGGAATTACTTGGTATCCTTCGGCAAACGGCAATTCCGTGATTTCAATTGTAGCAGTATGTGTTGCACATGCGAATGGATTATGGGTTGCGGTCGGTGCCGGAACGTATACGATTGCATATTCCTATGATGGTATTACCTGGACAGGTGCGGCAAACTCAACTTTTTTCGGATCAGGAGGTGGATATGGACAATTTGTTACGTATAAAAACTCTACTTGGGTAGCACTTGGAATTAATGGAACAAATCAATCGAAGATCGCATATTCCTATGATGGAATCAACTGGACACTTATAACAGATACCAAGTTAAATAAATATGCGATGAGTATTGATTGGAATGGTACAAATTGGGTTGCGGTTGGGAGCAATAGTACCGATACTGCCCAGATTATATATTCTTCGAGTTTAACCGGAACTTGGACAATTGCATCTGGAAACAGCATATTTGGTGCAAATGGGTATGGATATAGTGTCGTATGGAACGGTAGTTACTTTTTGGCAACAGGAACGGTAGTTGCCGGTGTCGGAAAATTAGCAAGGTCTACCGACGGAATCAACTGGACCGTTACTTCGCCATCTACATTTTCCACATTTGATAAACAACACCAATTATTATGGACCGGGTCTTTTTGGATAGTTGGGCAGGTATACGTTAGTGGATATGGAACCATTTTGACTTCGCCGGATGGAATAACATGGACTGCCACCACAACAAACCCTGCGGGAACGGTTGCAAATACTTCTTTCACCATATGGACTTCTAAACTTGTCACATTAAATTCAACCACTCCCGTTTACAATATTAACAATGCGAATTTGTTGTATTATTACCCATTCGACTCGAATTATTTGAATTATCAATCGGGGAGTGGAGTTTCGAATGTATCGAACTTAGTAAGTACTGCCATCGTACCTGGAATAACAAAACTGAATAACGGATCACTTTATTTCGGGGGAATCACCGGAGAATCGATTCAAGTCCCCGCAACGACTTTCAGTACAAACGGTCTCACTTTTTCGCTTTGGATGAAAACAACTGAAATTCCGTCTTCTAGTTTCACAAGTATATTTGAATTCGGTTCTGGAATTAATAATAAGAACATTGTGTTCTTCTTTATCAACGCGCAAATGTATTTCGTCGTATACAATCCATCGTCAGGAACCACCGTTAGTGGAACAAACACTTATTTGAATTATACGCTCGCGGATACAAACTGGCATCATTATTGTTTGACGCTTAGTTCTTCTAGAACACTCAGTTTTTATGTTGATGGGGTTCAAATGTCCGGAATCAGTTTTAATGCCTACCCCGCAACCTCTCAATTAACCACCTGTTTTCTCGCAAAAAGTAGTTTTGCCGCATCAGCGATTAGTTGTTACATGAATCAATTCTTGGTATTCAATCGGGTTATTACTTCAACTGAACTCTCGTACCTAGTAAACTATCCATCTCAAGTCAAATTATCAGGACCAGTAACCGGAAATGTAATATATAATATTAATAACACCGGATTATTGCAGTATTATCCATTTGATAACGACTTACTAAATTATGCCACTGGTTCAGGAGTATCAGATGGAACGACGAATTTAACCAGTATTGCGACGACAAACACAAAACTATCGAGTGGGTCTCTTTATTTCCCTGGTTCACCGAGTCAATATTTTAAAGCATCAAACCCATCTTTGAACACTACTAACGGAATGACATTTTCTATATGGGCGAAATTTACTACTATACCATCTTTCAACAACGGTTCAAATTTCAGACTATTTGACTATGCAACCGGTATAAATTTAGCAAACATCGCATTATACTTTGTCGATGGTCCCTATTTTGGAGCAACTAAAAATCAATTAACGTTGTACACAACCACAAATTATGTTACTACATTCAATTTAGCAGATAACAATTGGCATCATTATTGTGCTACAATATCTGCAAATAATACACCAACCGGGTTTTTTACATTCAATGTATACGTTGACGGTAATGTTATTTTAAGTTCCACGGTTGCTTCCAGCAATTATCCTACAAGCACTACAAGTTTAGCAAGTTGTTTTATTGGGCAAAGTAACGCTACTGGTGAGCAAACGAACGCGAATCAACCCGTCAATTATTTTAATCAAGCACTCGTATTCAATCGGGTTATAAATGCCTCCGAACTCTATTATCTGTCAAATTATCCTTCCCAAGTTGAGTTTTCCAGTTTATCGAGTAGTGTTTATGTACCACCACCGCCACCCTACCCCTGTTTCAAAGAAGGTACCCGAATCCTCCGACTTGACCCAGAAACCGACGACGAAGAATATGTCCCGGTCGAATCACTCCGACGCGGAGACTTAATCCGAACCCATTCAAGCGGTTACAAAGCAATCTCCTTTATCGGTAAACGGATCTTATCGGATCCTGCTTCGAACCCGGACCCCAAAAACCGTTTGTACAGGTTCAAGAAATCGATTTCCCCCAAAATGACAGAGGACCTCTATATTACTGGCGAGCACTGTACTCTCCGTCGCACGGTTACGGAAGAACAATTGTTCCAAATCCGCGACCATATGGGGGATGTTTATGTCACGGAGAAGCATATCCGTTGTCCGGCATGTTTAGACGAACGCGCGACGCCTGATAACAACAATGACTCGGAGGTCACTATCTGGCATTTCGCATTAGAGAACGACAATGCCTACCATAATTATGGTGTGTATGCAAACGGGTTGCTAGTGGAATCGTGTAGTATTGAACACATGGTCAATAGGTCGAATTTGGAGTTGATTTAGCATGTCGACGTTATAACAATGATTGCATATATGGCAACGTAAATATTATTCTTCAAATGATATTTACAAGAATATCGGAATCGCCCGAGAGACTACGGATGAGTTTGGTCATTTCACTTTTCTAAAGTAAAATGTCCGTTTGGCATAAGGTCCTTCATTTTGTTCGCGTTTTTTCTTGAGAGGATATGGGAATCCCTTACCCCGTCGCCTTACCTTCCTGGTCCGTCGAAGAATCGGCACAGGGTCTTCATCCAAAACAATGGTTTTTGTCGGTGTTTTCGGTATGTTTTTGGAAAAAAGATGGTATTTGGTTTGTCGTTTACGCAACCCCGGGACTTTCCGCGGATCGTATTTAAAGAACCACCTCTCGAATTCTTTTCGGTCAGCAGGTTTTGTCGACCCTTTCAACTCCGTGTATTTCTTTGCTTTCTCCGACTTCAATTCCTCCATGGTCGGTTGTTTCCCGTAGCAATCTAGCGAAAACCGTTTGAGAAGTCCCTTCTGTTCCAGACCGTTCTTTTCTTCTACATCAAACAAATACGATGCCATGCACAGCATACGGTCTTTGTCGAAATATTCCTTGTTGGCATATAAGAACGCTAAATAGAAACTCAACATGGTATCTATCGTTGCGACCATGACTGACTTCCCCGACACATCGATTTTGTTGTAACTGTGGCACGCGATCGGTTGGTATATCAACGCAATAATATCGCCATTCACACTCACCTCTACATGCGCAGGAATCACCTCTCCCAGAGGCGTATGTTGCACAATCCGGATTTTTTTGTACCCGGCGTCCTCTAATTTGTCGCGAACAATCGCAGCACATTTTGCTGGGTTCTCCGACAACACATCGAAATCCGGTATCTTCTCGACTTGATGCTGCTGGTCGTTCTCCATATATTTGGAATAGAGTGCAGTGCCGTATCCTCCTAAAAACACGACGCCTTGGTCCACGAACGAATCGCGCACCAAATAATAAATCGATTCTTCCTCTGTCTTGTTTGCCTTTACATCTAAACCTCTCTGGAAATCTACCGTATTACATTTCGTTTTCCCAGAAGTGAGAGGATAGTATTGATTTAGCAGTTTGATGCGTTTCAACACTTTCTCCCACCTAGAGACGTCGCCTGCCGGGCGCGACAGTTCTAAATACATCGACATCCGCAAATAATTCGGCGGAGCATACTTGATTCCTGCAATCGTAATCGTTTCAGGCATCAACCTCTCATATAAAGTCGGATGCATCTGGGTAATATCGGCAATCGGCAAGAAGTTCACATAGACCTTGAACGTTCCGACATGAACCCCCGATTTCGCCTCCACCTCGTCGTATCCTGCCAAGTAGTAGATATCGGACAGTTCGCGCGCGTCTTCCATCGCGTGGGCAGAATAGAAGTCGTAATCCGGCACCTCAATGTCGCGGTTATAAAACTGTGCTTGTTTCGGCAAAATATTATTGATTGCGGTACCGCCGTAACAAATGAGGCGTTTCCGGATGAGAAAGTTCTCGAGAATCTCGATGATTTTCTGGACGTCGGGAGAGGTGGCAACTTTCGCGCCTTGGTTTCCTTCACTTTCATCGACTGCCTGTCTTAAAACCGCGAGTTCACATTCTTGAAATGTCATGGCGTCATTACAAACCGCAGGTTTGTATTTTCGTTTTTGGGTTGTCCGGGATTTATCACTTCCGCCTCTCATTTGGCGTTCTTATATAGTATGGAAATATTAGCGTCTAGTCATATGGGCAAAACCCCATATGACGATTCATGTGAACCCAATCCCCAGAATGACCTACTATTATTATGCAGACCCCAGATGTCGATAAACATAAAACATCGGAACAACCGGTTTACCAATTGTATCAAACATTTTGATATACTTATTCAGTTCGGGATCTGCTAAATAAACACGTAAAGGCGTGAATTGTATACTACGGTCAATTATAAACGATTTTATATTTGGTTGAATAACCCCGCTCGCGTTCGGAATTTTAGGAGTGGCACTCTTCGACACATCGTCCGGGTGAGGAAACGATATGTACATATGCTTCACGTTTGTTTGCAACGACCCCTTTATTGCCGCATTCCCGACTCCTAGTAAATTGGTACGGTAAATCAGAGAATCGTCGGTATATCGGTAAAACGCAGGGAACGTACTTCCGCCACTCAATATGTTTACAAATGTTTGCAGAGATTCGACTGTTTCTTTCGGAATGGTCGATGCGCTCTGGTAGTTAATCGGCGCATAAATCTCCAAAATATTCAATATATCCATGGAGAAAATGACATTTCCCATGATAGATGAGAGGACGGTGCATCCATCAATCTGAGTAGGATTCGGAGTACCATCTGGATCGAACGTTCGCAAATAATTACTCGTATAAGAGGGCGGACTTGATTTGGTACCATTTATTATTTTTGCTACATTAGCAATAATATCGATATTCGACCCCGGTGGTCGATAAACACGAATATGGACGAATATCGGATACGACGCGACATTCGACAGACTCGCATCAAACACGGTTGAACTACTAAAGGCATAATCGTTGATCGTTTTTAGTGCATCCGACAGCAATAATTTGTTAGATATCGTCGTCGGTGCGTTATCTGGCGAAAACCCCACGTATACATCCCCACTCGCAGTGAATACGTTCAAATCGATAAACCGGTACCCGTCTTGTATTCTCGTAATAATGGTGTCTCTTGATACGTCGGTTCCGTCATAGGCAGAATTAAAGCACGATTTCACACAGCATTCTCTCAGTGGTAATTCGACAGGGTCCGTATAATCGTTCGTACAAGAGGGCGGGGGCGAATCTGCGTTATCTTGAGACGAACATCCGCCTAACCCAGTCATATATTCTTTGTGCCTCTGTCCAAAGTCGTATTGCTTATAAAAAATGAAAAATAAGACTACAATCGATAATATGAGAAATACGTATTTTAATTTCATATGGTGTGTGTTTTGGTATTCAATTGAATATATATTGTAAACATATTTAGCATCTAGTCATATGGACAAAACCCCATATGACTAGACATAATTATAATGGCAATGCAAAATAATTAGAGAATAAATACGTGCAAATTGTATATCAAACTATATAACAAACATGGCAGGAGGATTATTAAATTTAACCGCTACAGGAAGTGCCAATGTTATATTGACCGGTAACCCTACCAAGACATTTTTCAAAGTGGTTTATTCTAAATATACTAATTTCGGATTGCAAAAGTTCCGTCTCGATTACGACGGATTGCGCGATCTACGTCTGACTACATCCAGCACATTCCAATTCAAGGTGAAACGATATGCCGACCTCTTGATGGATACGTATTTATGTGTGACCTTGCCGGATATTTTTAGTCCGATTTATCACCCTTGCCCGCAAAATTCCTATAAATGGGCAGGATACGATTTCCGATGGATACGCGATTTAGGAACACATATGATTGAAAACGTCACCATCACGTGCGGGTCGATGTTGTTGCAGTCTTATTCTGGTGCCTACTTAGCAGCAATGATAGAGCGAGATTTTCCGGAAAACAAGAAACACCTCTTCAACCGGATGAGCGGAAACGCCCCCGAGTATTATGATCCTGCCAATGCATATGGGCGAAACAATACCTACCCGTCCGCATTCTATGCCGGCGACGGTGCGAGTTCCGAACCATCTATCAGAGGAAGCACGATCTATATACCTATCAATGCGTGGTTCATGCTCGACAGTAGATGCGCATTCCCGTTAGTCGCATTACAGTACAATGAACTGGTTATTAACGTCACCATTCGCCCTATACAAGAACTCTTTCAAGTACGTGATGTGTTTGACTGGAGTAATTACTTCCCTTATGTACAACCCGACTTCACACAACCCCAGTTTGCAATGTATCGTTTTTTACAACAAGTGCCGGGCGTAAATCTGGACGCCTCTCAATACCAAAACCAGACGACGACATGGAATGCGGATGTACATCTTCTCGCGACATATTGTTTCCTGTCCGAAGAAGAACGCAAGAAAATTGCTTTAGAAGACCAGGTTTATTTGGTGAAAGACGTGTTTGAATATAATTTTGAGAATGTGGTTGGGTCAAATACAGTCACCCTGACATCGAACGGAATGATTGCAAATTGGATGTGGTTTTTGCAGCGAAATGATGTGAATCTGCGAAACGAGTGGAGTAATTATTCGAACTGGCCTTACCGCCGACCACCGAATGATGTTTTCCCCGCGCCGATTCAGGTAACTATCGTAAATGGAAATCCTGCCCCAGTTTTGGCGCAAAACGGCAATTATTATGATACGGGTCCAGGAACACAACCCCCCGATTTGGGGCAAGCAGTCGGCGTGAACACTGGTTATTACGTCACAGGCACATTTAGTCAAGAAAACATACAAGATATAATGATTTCGATGGGAATCAATCTAAATGGGGTGTATCGCGAGAATGTATTGCCAGCAGGAGTGTTCGATTACGTCGACCAATATGCGAGAAGTCACGGTTCTGGGAAACGCGGGTTGTATTCCTATAGTTTCGGATTGAACACCAGTCCATTCGAATACCAACCTTCCGGTGCAATGAACTTATCGAGATTCAAAGATATTAATTTGGAAATAACAACCATCAAACCGGTTATTTCGACGCAAAATTCGAATTTTCAAGTGATTTGCGATACATCTGGTAACCCGATTGGTGTTAGCAAACAAAATTGGCGCCTTTTCGACTACACGTTTAATATGACTCTTTATGAAGAGCGATATAATGTATTGTCTATTATTGGAGGAAATGCTGGTATGTTGTTTGCTAGGTAAATTCTGGGTTGGTACGACGTAGAAGAATAACGTATATTATTATAATAAATAATATACGTAACAATCAAAATGAATGAAACCGTATGGACAAAAAATGTAAAAGAAGGATTTATTGAAAATATGCAAAAATCGAAACAATCGGGGAATGGTAATACCTGTAGTGGAAATGTGAGTTCCGATTCGGTACAATTTATTTCTAGTGCAGTAGCAAACTTTGGAAATGAAGTCTATATAGGAAAAGACATAAACGAACTTATCCTCACAAGCGACCCGAATATGCCGATGCCCACTCCCAATCCAGAATCGCCGGAGGATGAAACCGGATCCTCGTTTGATGACATATTTAACGATTTATATAAAGATTTCAACTTAAATAAAGCAAAAAATATTTACAAAAATGGAATTCGCACGATTAAAAAAAAGGTTGATAATGTGAAACATGATATAGCAGGATCGATTGCTGGATGGTTTTATGATAATTTCGAATCTCCCGAGGCAAAAAAAGACCTCGAGATTCTTTCCTCTCAAATATCGATATGGATTGTTGTTATCCCAATGTCGTATTTGGTGGTAATCAACTGGTGGTATGTGTTAGCATATACAAACTATATAATCGATTTTAGGGACTATATCTTTTATGCATTTTACTGGCCCATGGCGCCCGCGTTTCATGCATTTGAACTTCTAAATTACTACACACTCACGTTCCGCATGGACATAGATTCGAGATTTCCGACGATCGAAACCTCTCGTAATTGGATATGGAACTACCGTTCCATATGGTTTTCGCTTTTCCATCTAGTTACATTCTTACCTATGTTGATTTTTCCAGTCACAGATATCATGGAATCCACCATGATGAATTCAGGGGCGATTTTTGCAATAGCAAGTATTGTTGCCGTTTACTATTTTTTCAGTCTATTTATGAAAGAAAGATGGTATGACAAATTTATGAATTCCGGTCTTTTTGGATATTTATTCTTGCTAGCAATGACAATTGTTTCGTTTCTTATGATGTTTATGTTTATTACTATTATGTGTCCTATATTTTTGCTGTATACGCTGTTTTTATCGTACCTTGTAATATTTGCTTTCAATGGGTTCTGGCCGCCATCCATCATAAGTGTATATAAACAAATCTTCCAAGAATTGAAAGAGGTTCCTGTTTACGAAAAGAGTGACAAATTTGGGAAAATGAGCAATTTCGTATTACAAAATTTTCATAGTATTTATCTTCTGATCATTATGAGCGGATTCTTTATAGAGAACGTGCGTCAATCAATGAAATTCTCGAACGATTCGTTAATTGCGATTGCAATCATAGCAAATATTCTCATATGTCTATTGTTTGCTCCGAGTGCGGTCACGGTTCCATTTGAACTATTGAACGTGTTCTTGGATGATACAGACGAAGAAAAACCAAACAAGATACAACCAGGAGAAGCATCGATAAACGTTAAATAGAAATAGTGATATCCGGTTCAGATTTCAGTTTTTCGGTTTTTTGAGAAGTGGACGGCAAAGGCACCGATGGATTCAATCGCAAAATTTGTTGCTGCAACTCTACGACAATATCTTCCAATTCTTTGTTGCGAGAAGTCAGTGTTTGAATATCTTGCTGTTGATTTTGTATCAATTTCAACGTCTCCTCCGGAAGCATCATCCGCGGCGGTTTTCCGGGTTCTTGTATCATGATTCCAGGTACATTCATTTGTTGCATTTGCGCATTTTCCGTGACTTTTTTCCGGGTATCTTCAATGACCTTGGTTTGCTCTAAAACATCCGGTTTCATTTTTGGATCGCCGGGTTCATAATTGTCCAGCAAATTATCAATGTCCTCCAAAAAGAACTTCATTATATTTGCTTCCGTCGGTTTTCGGATAAAATCTGCCACCGTTTTCGTCGACTCTTTAAAAAAATTTGGATGCGAATTAACCAACAACTTCTTCTTATCAAATGTATTATGATTGTGGGAGAACACCAGGATTGTCTTGAGAGAGTCCAATTGAACAAACGGGACAGTATATCCTTTCAAAAACGCCTTCTCCTCTGCCAAAGCAGCATGGTCTTCGTATTTCGTATCATCGAGAAGACGCGACTTGAATGCAAACGTTCCTGCGGTGGCGTGATTTGGTCCATAAGGACCACATTGGTACATTTTCTGAATATGGTTGAAATAAATATACATCTCCGACGACCCAGCACACAACGCTTCTTTGTTGTTCTGTAGACGGTCGACCGCATGTTCAATTCGTTCGGGAGGATAATAGTCGTCGTCGTCCATATAAACGATAATACTACCTTTCGTCTTCTTGTGCATGTAATTCCGTTTTTCGCCTAAAGGCATCTTCTTATCCAACGCAAAATACTTTATATTCTTGATGCCGGAGGTTTCGATAAGATCTTGGATTTTATCGGTACCGTCATCGACGATGATCCACTCTATCCGATCCATGGGGTAAGTTTGGTTCCGGAAGCATTCGAACATGATGGGGATGAACGGACGACGGTTAAATGTCGGCGTACAGACACTGACAAACGGTTTGAAGTTTTTGATAGTTTGCTTTGGTTTGCCATTTTTTCCCATCTATTATTCTGCAAATATACATACATTGAATGTATATTTACTGTTTATGCCTTTTTATGTCTTATTCGTCTGTTTCGTCCTCTCCATCGTCTTCGTAATCGTCGATTTCAATCGCGTCGTCGTCATCTCCTACATTGCCCGTTTTTTTCGAAGAACAAGTCTCTTTCTTCACGTTTTTATCTAAATACCGGTAAATGCGTTTGATATCCAATTTACCGATTTTCACGTCTTCGAATATCTTTTCTACATCGTTGAGGAGTTCGGATCGAGTTAAGAACCCGTTCCCCCCGTAATAAATCCGTAATTCTTGGAAAAACGCGACCACGTCCTTCTTGTCCATATCCAATGTCTGGCAAAGCATATACAAGAATAGTTGATTGCTGTATTCGGTCGAGTATTTCGTCAGAATCTTGGTAAACCGCACATCCTGCATATCACGTATTTTCGCCAGTTCTTCTTCCGGTCTCCTCTCGAAAAATTCGTGGAAAAGGAAATTATTATAGAACGTTTTTATAAATGTGCTCATCTCGTTGAATATCCATATTTGACTCTGGAACGTGATGCGGTCAATATAATCCGCAAAACAAATATTGTCTATTAATTTTAAATAAAACGGTAGGGAATCCTCTCGCGGTAATATCGAGAGGCGGTCTGCCAGATTCTCGTGCCATAAAAGCGCTACGGTTGTACGGTCATTGTCATTCATAAAATCCGCATGTTGTTTGACGCTGAGTTTTCGGTCGAATAGTTGTTTTGATATTTTGCCGTAATCTTCGTTGTAGAATTTTGCGCGGAATATATGCTGTATGTTTTCGCTAGTTAGAATCTCCGGTTTTTTCTCACTCAATCTCAGCAAAAATTCGACTTTGCGAATATCCCCCTGCGCGTAGTGAACCATTTGGTCGAGAAGACGGATGTTTGTTTCGACCGTCGGTATCAGTCTAGTTAATACCGTGTAAATTTGCTGGTCGGTTGGCGTGGGTAATTCAAATACATTGCAAACATTCATCAACTCTTTGATCTTCTTATCCATGTAGTAATTACCGATGCAAATGACTGGATTCAGTGTGACATTCTCGGTCTTTTGTTTTTTCGTCTTTTTCTGGCGAATCAACTTGACGAGCGCGGAAATGCCGCCTTTGTCGCCTTTATGCATACCGTCGATTTCATCCATCAATATGGCAATTTTCCGGACTCTTCCGTGCATCATATCGAGTACATTGTGTCTGCTCATATTATCGCGGGTGATAGTATCGATGAGGGATTTATTGCGGACATCGCCGGCATCGTATTTGATGACATCGTAGTTGAGTTCTTTGAAAATATCGAGTATGAATCTGGTTTTTCCGGTACCTGGCGCGCCGTAAATATAGATACCCTTTTTGAAATCCGCGTCTTTACACCTCTCGTCAAATGAAGAAATGATTTGTTTTATTTTCGAAGAAATCTCATTACGGTTAAAAATGGTATTTAAATTAAGTGTATTCATATTATGTTTGATGGTTTAATAAAATTATTAGTTAGTTATTAGAATATTGCGGGTTTATGTTATTTGCAGACAAACGCGTTATTTTTATTTTGTTGTATTTGTTTTGGTGTTTTTTTTTTGATTTTTGAGGATTTTTGAGGATTTTTGAGTTTTTATGGGGGTTATGTAGTTGCCTTTTGTATGTCGTATCGTACCTTACTCGTACCTTTGTAAGTCGGCGCGAAGCGCCTTTTGTATGTCGGCACTTCGTGCCTTACCATTCGTCATCTTCAAAAGTCGGGATAACAATTCGTATCTGCACCACATTATTCGAGTTTGCCGTCTTCGTAGAAGGCGACTCTTCCTCTTCCTCTTCGACCGTTTTCTTCGCTACAATCGAACTCGACCTTGATGCGCGATACTTTTGCATTGTCTTGTTTCGAATTTCGAGAGGAACGAGGTCTTTTTCCAATTTTGTAGGAAAAGGTGTGGCGAAAGACTCGTCCTCATATGCCCTTTCCTTCACATCTGCCCATTTAGATGCGGCAAGAATCTCCTCGATTTGGTCGAGTTTATTCCAAATCTCGGTAACGCCTAGGAACAACCTAGGATCAGTTCCGACGGCAAAACATACGCCGTATTTCTTTGCGAACTCGTCGATCCGTTTTTCCCTTGCCTCTTCGATCGCGTGGTATCTGCCTTTGAAATATCGAGAGGATGATCCGGACATGCGTCCTCCGCCTCCACAAATACTCGTCTCTCCTGCCGTTGCCTTTCTCACCGTCCCGAAATAGATACATTCGTCGCCCGAAAAGTTGTAATAATCTACTGCAAATCGTCGGAATCGTTCAAAGAAATAGTCTTGCTTGAACTTGTACTGTTGGTGGTCTTTGTACAATTCTGGTTTTGTGCAAAACAGCGCAACCAACCATTGCAACTCGTGGGTGTGGAATAAATCGATCGTGTACTGCTTTCTTGCTGCCATTTTTACGAATAAACGTATTGTTAATAATTATATCGGTAATTTCTGCCGTTCGATATAATGATTAAAAAGTCTTTCAATTTTTCTTATTTTCTAAATGCACTAAAATCGTCAGTTACTGGAATATAGTTGCTTCCTTTCGAAACCAACGCGCCGTTATACGAATATGGATCGATTCCCTGAATTCCGAGAGGATTATTCGGCAAATTGTATGTTCCTGGTGAATAATAACCAGACTGATAGGGATTGTTAACATAACTTCCATATTGATTGTTTTGGTTCCCATTTCCAGAATCAATATTATTTATCTGGACTGGATGCGATGACAATACATCTTTGATTCCTGAACCGGCATCTTCGATCAGATCTTTCACGCCTGACCCGGCATCTTCGATAAAATCTTTTGTGCCTGACCCGGCATCCCTTAGTAATCCAACTGCACCCGAACCAGTATCTCTCGCGAGTCCGGTAACATCTTTCAATACGGTTTTGGTTAAATCTACTGCTCCGGAACCTGCTTGTTCTGCTAAACGACCTAACCCCGGACCTCTTCTATCGTCGTTGCCTGAATAATCATTTCCTTTGGTCCCTCCATTTCCTCCGGTTCCCCCAGTTCCTTTGCCATACCTTTCCAAGAAATCGGAAAATCGGTTCTTGTAGGTAGATGAAGTGCCAGCACCGCCATTTCCGCCGCAACTAGTACAAACACCTCCATTCGCGGATTTATTACATTGTGGACAATTTGGGCACACCGGTGGCACAACCGCGGTTTTAGGGATATAATTGCTAGACTTGAACATTGCATTTGGGTCATTCGAATTTGCAACCGTATTCCAGAATGCCAACCAGTTATAGTAATCCGAAATGGGATTCGTATCTGAACTGGGCATTTGATTATTGGAAAATGGAACATTCAGTTGGTTTATGGGGGAATATTTATCGTCTTTGTCGTCTCCGTCGTGTTTATTGTTATCCTGTTTATTATTTTTGCCACTAGACGTTGTTTTCTGGGGTGGGTTTGTTTCATCGGCCGCGTCGTCGTCATCGTCATCGTCGTCCTCGTCGTCGTCCTCATCCGTCTTTTTATGACCATTTGCCTTGTTACCATCCGATTTTTTGTTACCATCCGATTTTTTGTTACCATCTGCCTTTTTACCATCCGATTTTTTGTTACCATCTGCCTTGTTACCATCCGATTTTTTGTTACCATTTGCCTTTTTACCTGACTTGTCTGTGTGTTCGCCAAGTGTTCTTGCTGCTAACTTTGCCGCCTCCAACTCATTATCCATTCCTTCCGTCATTTTCTCTGTTACATTTAGACTCATATTACTAAAATATACCGAAATTGTTAATGTACACAGTAATACGATAAACAATAATAACGATTTTTGCATATCACTTTAAATAATATATAGGTTTTATATTGTATGGGTCGAATTAATGTCTAGTCGTATTTTCTGTTGCAGTAAGATAACTGTCCCGATCAGTTTATGATAGTCATATGCGGGGTTCCCCTATGACTATACGTTTACAGTGATTGATTGCTGCTTCGATATTCACCGTAATTCACATAAACGTATATCAATGCAAATAAACAACCTACCTACAAAATGAACTCCCCCCTCGATCGTATTTTACCTACAAAAAACGAATGCGACCCTCCAGGTCCCTACAATCATCCTTCCGTAGAAGAAGAGCGTAGGGACAGAGACAAGTCCAAAATAAAACTCGAACGTAACCGTACCAATATCCTAAATTCATTTTTTCGAGAGGATACCAAACTAGAAATCGGAGTGGACGAGGCAGGACGCGGTCCGCTTTTTGGGCGTCTTTATGTTGCGGCAACAATTCTCCCTAAAACCGGCAAATTCAAACACGAATGGATGAAAGACAGCAAACGATTCTCCTCTCAAAAGAAAATCAGAGAGGTCGCAGAATACATCAAAACAAATGCAATTGCATGGACAGTCAGGTATGCAGAGGCAGAGTTGATCGACGAGATAAATATTCGACAGGCAGTATTGCGTACGATGCGCGAATGTTGCCGCGACGTGATTGAGAAGACGGGGACAGGTCCAAATGGCGCATGTCTTCTCGTCGATGGCAACGATTTCCCCCCCTTTACGGTTTTCAACCCCGAATCGGAAACCTTAGAGGAGGTCGAGAGTCATACAGTCGAAGGGGGTGACAATCTATATACTTGCATTGCTGCCGCTTCCATATTGGCAAAAGTTGCACGCGATGATTATATTGCCGATTTATGCAACGCAAACCCCATGCTCTCAACCAATTACGGAATTGACCGGAACAAAGGGTATGGAACGGCACAACATATGAGAGGAATCCGAGAACATGGCATCACACAGTGGCATCGGCGGTCCTATGGTCCTTGTAAAAGTGCGCCGGCGATTGATTGATGACCAGACGTTACCAAGATTTCGATTTTTCGAAAAATGAGAATATGAATATATTCTAAATGCAAATACTCATACTGTTTATTTATTCTGCAAATGAACATTACGACCAGATGATGAAAATACAGAGATCGTATTGTCACAAATACGATGGAGTCCATTCGTTTTTCGTTACCTATCGCAAAACGCAATCCGAATACATCGAAGTAGAGGATGATATTATTTACGTTAAAGGAGAGGAGACCTATTTAGGAATAACTCGAAAAACGATCGATGCCATGGAATTTTTGATAAATCGAATGAAAGATGTAGATTACGTCGTAAGATCGAATATGTCAACCGTGATTAATATTCCCGAATTGAAGTCCTTTTGCAAATCCCTGCCCAAAACGGGAGTTTATACATCCGGAATCATGAACGATCTTCAGTGGTTAGATCACGCTTCTGGTGTAGTAGACGAATCTTTGTGGGGCACGAAATATGCATCTGGAACCAGTATTATTTTGTCCAAAGATGTAGCAGAATCTGTTGTGCAAGGAAAGGACCAGATCCGACATGATCTCGTCGACGATCTTTCTATCGGCGTTTTTATGACGAAGTTTTACCCAGATACTTATGGCGTCGTACCTCTCGCTAAATTGATTATTGTCCCGTTCGATCTAGATGAGAGGACGTTTGATCGAGATGCGGCATTTTATAGAACGCGCACCAACGATGATAGGAAAAAAGATATCCAAAACATGCAAACTGTGTGCGATCTGGTCCACAATACGAAAGAAGGATTCTCGGAATTCCAACGGATCGATGAGATGACCGACGAAGTGATTACATATTCGGGTATGGTATTAGGTGGGTTAGCAATTGTATTTATGGTTTGTAATATGCCTTCATTGCATTCCGGTATATTTGCGAAATATCTACGCTAACGTCTAGTCATATGGGGAGTTTCCCATATGACTATACACTAAATCCAGATTACACAGTCATCCATCCCTCAACCACCGATTTCTTGATTGCCATATAATGTGTCGAACAATCCATTTTGCTATATCCAATCCAGAATGTTCCGTCAGAAGATTCATCGTCCGATACCTTGAAACTCGTTCCGCCCGATTGATTTGTTGCCTTTTGAAGGACCGTTTCGTCCTCTCGATAAACAAATCCCAAAGTATATTCCACCTTATCTCCCTCAAACGTAAACAAAGGAGTGAACCGTTTCACTTCGTAGGTCGTTGCATCCAGCGTGAATATCGAATGGTAATAGTATCTGCGATCTTCGTAAGACACCACGTGGCAAATAAACCAGATTTCATTGCCGATTCGGATACCATTCGTCGAACCACGGAAATACTTGAATATGGCAGGGGGTTTAATCGTATGGGTTTTCTTAAACGTGTATCCGCATTTGCCATTCTCAGAATCTGTGGTTGGTAAACAATCCCCAATGACCAAATCATGCCAATTGTAAACAATCTTCAAATTCCCTGCAGCGTCCTCGAACATCACCCAGTTCTTCTCCACATCTTTCTGTCCTTCCATCTTTATCAATCCGGATGGGTGGGTCTGTGGTAACACTTTGGATTTTGATTTGGATTTAGGGTTGGATTTAGGATTGGATTGGGATTGGGATTGTGTAAACGTTTGTACACGTCCGTGCTCCACCTTCAGATTATGCGAACCCAACCCCCGATTCGCATTATACAGCAAATTGTTTTGTGTATTGGAATAGAGAATCCGCACATCCTCCAATCCCACATACAAATTGTCTATACTAGCATCATACCACATGAAATCATCTTCCGCGGTCCTCTCAAAAGTCGCTAAATCGAACCTGGCAATCACATTCTTCGTCGCAATATGTTCTTGATTCTCGTACCCCCCGCGGTCATTAATCCGATAATTCACATATCGCACATTGACCACCAGTTCCTTCCCGACAATCGCCAAAGACGGCGTGCTCGCGACGAAGAAAGGACCATCCGCTTCTTTGGCAACTAGTTCCTTCCCCACATTTAGCAATTTCGATTTGAGATTCTCTGGGAATTCGGTCCTAAAATCCGCGAGTTTCTTCGAATAAAACTTGTAATTGCTCATCACATTCCGCACAATATTCCATTCCGTATTTTTGCAGTTTAGCACTTTCGTGCAAATCCGCGTCATGTCGTAATTGTCCACATTGCAATAATATCCAATAATCGAAAACTCGTAATCCAATTTGTAGTCATAGACATCGCGCTGTAAAAACAAATAATCCGGCGTCGGATTTAGCAATACTTGTTTCAGTGCCATGATGTAGAACATGTAGGCAATCTGGTTCTTGCCGATTTGCCGATAATGCGATATGATTTCGTACAAATTCTCGATGCGTTTCGGGAAAAACTGGTACGCCTCCATCCACCAATGAACCGCGTTCAACATATCACCCTTTGCCTTGTAGCATTTTCCGATACTGTAGTAACTATGCCACACCTCCTCTTGCCATCCCCCGATTTCAATCCGCTTCTTGTAATACTCGATCGCTAAATCGCTGTCGCCATGGTCGCGATAACTGTTCGCCAAATAAAAAGTATAGCGGTCGTTGTTCGGGTTGTCCTCTAACCCTTTTAGCAAAAGTCGAATATCACGCTCGAACTTGTCTGCCTTGCTTCCACCGTCGCCCACATCATTGATAAACGCGCGGGTTTTTTCCAATAATCCATAAGAGGTTCCTTCCGGAGTCTTCAAATACTCATGCGTTACTCCCCAGTAAGAAGCGCCAATGTTGTTCTTCACGATGCGCGCGTTCTTGTAATAGAACGTGTCGGTCCCCTGGAACATATGGTAGGCATCGTGTGTTAAATCGCGCTTGAAATCCTCCGGAGTTACGCCTTTACCCAACTGGAAAATCATATCCGCATCGAGAAGCAGAATATAATCGACTGGCATTGATTCGCATTGCTTTAGGGCAAATGACCGGTTATGGGCAAAGTCGCGGAATTGCTCACGCGAGATTTTACCGGGGATGCCTTTACTCGTAAAAAAATCTTCTATGATCGCAACGGTATCATCGGTACTGCCCGTATCGCAAATACAATAGGCATCGATAATCGGGGCGACCGATTCGAGAAGGCGGCGAATGATTTTACTCTCATTCTTCACAATCATATTTAGACATACACTCGGTATAGTCATGTTCATTGTAGACCGAACAAGGTTAAATTCCGGCATTAGGAAATCGTATTATACTTTGCAGGTTGAGAGGTTTATATTATTTATTGCGGTAAATCGTAGATTCGCGTCTAGTCGTATTTTGGGTTGTCCATATGACTAGACGTTAGCATTTCGCGGAAAGTGACGACCCTGCGAATAATATGCTTCAATGATGTGGTATTGTCCAGCAATGTCCCGAATACGTTGCCTTTTTGAAACAGTGTAACTGGCGTATTGAATTTGTATTTTGTATCCTCTTTCGCCACCATATTGTATTCATAAATGAATTTGCCGCAAATGTCCATAAATGGCAACGTATTGAGAGGACACAAGAACACCGTGCCCAAATTACTAGTCTTTTCCAAATCCACTCGCATCGATCCATCGGCGAGTTCGTTGGGTCGATTTCCGGAAGGAAACCAGTACTGCAAACATTCATCTCCCGCGATATAGGATACATCATCCCATACAATTTTTGCGAGAATCGTTCCTATGTAATGCCATTCCGAGGTTAATGCCACCGCATATCCGTCCTTAATTGGTAACCCATTCATATGGTGAATGCGAATCGGATATTCACATTCATTTAAAATGGGGTATTTTTCGGAAACCGGATCGTCGTGAGACAATATTTCAAACGCGATTTCGGTCCGTCTTTTTAGACCGTATACAAACTGAACGAACTCGCCAACATAAATACGAGAGGAGGAGGAGGATTCCGAGGATATCATTTTAGAAAATAAATAGGGATGGTTTCTTGGCATGTCGGTTTTTATGACTCCTTTCAATTTTCACGAGAGAATTTTCGTATCTTAAGGAAATATATAATTTGCAATAATGGCATTTACTCGGTATCATGATGACCAAGCACGCATATATAAAGGATTAGAGCAAAGTACATTTTCAGGTAGATATGCCCTTGACACGCCAGGACCAGGTACTCAATTGCCTTATTTAGAGGACTCTCAAATTCGTTTGCAGCGTTGGGGTGCGAATATGTGGTCGGATTCGACCAATTTAGAAAGCGAGTTCCGCGGGTTAGGACGACCTCTCAACCACGACGTGAAAACATATAAGGATGCTCCGATTTGCCAAGGATACCAAATCAGTTATCCTTCTAGCGATGTGCATGTCGACGAATCTCGCGCATCGCATCCGGCATGGATGTTTCGCGATTTAGAGCAAACCCGTTGGGAAGTGCCTCTCATCAATCCTCAAGCACATGCATTGTCGCCTTTTGAACAACCATTACAAACTCGAATTCTAGTAAAGGATAATTACACGTGCGTTTTGCCTTCTTGTAAGTTGGTAGGTAAATGAACCCTGCTGCATAAATAGTCGCATAATATATAATTTGCTAGAATGCCATCTGCTTCGTCCTGCCGAAAATTAGGAAAAATCCGTAGTAACGCCACAAGAAGATGCCGAAAGAAGTGCGAGAAACCAAAGCACCGCAAATATCATTCGAGGAGATGTGTTTTAGCGTGCAAGAAGGGAGAGGAGAGAAAGGGGGCGTACAATCATTGTAGGATAAAGTGTAAGAGGAATGAGACGAGAGTGACGAGAGGAAGGAGACACCCTTGTGTAAAGAACCCGTAAGGGTTCGATTCCGACCTCTTGGTAAGTAACTGTAAAGTTCTGACCAAAAAAGAATCCGATTATATTGATTGCAAATATCAATATAATATGAATGAGAATATAAGATATAGTATATTAACTGCAAATATTATAAATGGAACTGGCAATACCTGCATTGGCATTAGGCGCTCTTTATTTAGTAACAAATCAAGCAACCCAATCTTCTAAACTGGATGAAGGATACGAGGGAATTCTTCCCAATGCCGATATTCCCGACACGAATTATCCAGAGGACCGCGGCATCCTCAATGCCGAAACGGACCTCACCAGTGAACTCATGACCGTCAATCGATATGACACCCCCCAGGTCTACACCGACAAATATTTCGACCCCACTGCCATTGCCCAGATGAACCGTGATTTAGGGAACTTTACTGGAAATACCGACACCCCGTCGTATACTTCGTTGACTGGCGACAAAGTCAATGCCGAGTATTACCAGCACAACAACATGGTCCCCTTTTTCGGCAGCACTCTCCGCAGTCGCATCATCAACGAGAACTCCAACGAAGGTCTTCTCGATTCCATGCAAGGGGCAGGGTCGCAGTACCTCTCGAAAACCGAGCGCGCACCTCTCTTCTCCCCCAGTGAGAATTTGCAGTGGGCATACGGCATGCCGAATTTCACCGATTTCGAGCAATCCCGTGTCAACCCCAGCAACAAAATATCGAACGTGAAACCCTTCGAGGAAATCCGCGTTCGACCAGGTTTAGGGAGAGGCGACGCAGAAGGGCAGAGTCTCGGGTTCAACTCCGGCATGATGGCACGCGAAATGTGGATGCCGAAAACCGCGGACCAACTCCGTGTCAGCAACAACCCGAAAGCGAGCGGCATCTCCATGCTCGGTCACGAAGGACCCGCAATGAGTTCCGTAACAAACCGCGGGTACCAAGCGCCCGTCCAGAAAAACCGCCCCGACCGTGTCACCGAACTCGACCAAACCAGATATTTTGCTACTTTAGGCGCATCTGGTTCTGCCGCCCCCTTGCACGGCGTCCCGGTTGACCGCGCCGACCCGAACCGCGCGACTGCAACCATGAGTTATGTCGGCGCGGCAGGTCGTCACGCCACCGATGCCCAGTATGTGGAAGGCGAATACATGCCTTCCCATCGCAACCAATTAGGCGAATTGAATCTAGGTCCTGTCAGCGGCGCCTCTCGCACCGACACATATGATACGGATTTCGGAGCAAAAAGTGCCAAGAAATACACGAATAATCGATCGACTTCCAATGTCGACGATTATTTCGGCATCGTCGGAGGTGCTTTAGGAGCAGTGGTTGCCCCCCTTCTCGATGTGTTGCGACCATCGAAACGGCAAAATACTGTGGGGACATTGCGTCCTTACCAGAATCCCGAGTCGACAGTGAAGAACTCGTATTTGATGAACCCGGGCGACCGTCCTGCGCCGACCATCCGCGAAACGACTGAGAGGTCGAACGGTCATATGTTTATCAATAGTGGGCAAGATAACACTGCATATATGGTAACGAAACCGATGGACGTGTATACGAATCGGCGAGATACGAGTGTGCAATATAGTGGCGCTGCTTCAGGGGCGAAAGAGGCGCGGACATATGATGCGGAGTATCGTCAGCGAAACAATGACAACAAATCGTCGACGATTGATGGGCGTATGGTTCCGGGGAATATGTCGTTGTTGCAGACCGATGTGAATGTGCGGTCGAGTGCTGGGATGGAATCGGATTTAGCGAATCGGCGCCAGCATATGCCCAACTTGCCTTACATTACTCCGGGGGTTTCTCAAATGGGAGAGATGAGAGGACAGCAACAGTTGTATGGGGGAATGGAAATGGATAGGAGCAATGCTTATGTGCTGAGTGCACTGAAATCGAATCCTTATGCGATTCAACCTTTGACTGGGTATTAACGTCTAGTCGGTCTTTCAGACCTTTTGCATGTCGGTCTTTCAGACCTTTTGCATGTCGGTCTTTCAGACCTTGTCGCGTTTTATATTTGAAAAATATTTGATTTGCAAATATAAAATTATGTTCAATCTGATTACAAGTTACTACCATTCTCCAAACGACGAGAGGCAACAAGAACTGAACCAATGTCTAATCCATAATTCCAAAAACCCGCATATCAAAACCATCTATTTACTGAATGCCCAGATATACAATTTAGATTTTGTCGACCAAGAATACCGAAGCAAAATCGTTCAATTTACAGTGAGCGATGAAAACAAAGACCGTCTCTATTATTATTGCGCTATCCAGTTCACAAATAACTATTTGCATGGTCAGAGATGCATCGTGTCAAATTCGGATATCTATTTTGACGATACATTGAACCTTTTAGAGAATGTAGATTTCAACAATAAATTGTTTGCTTTGTCCAAATATGAAGATGGGGTATTACACGAGAGGACAATTGATTCCCAAGATTCGTGGGTCTTTTCATCGCCATTAAAAGTCGACATTTCAACTTTGAATTTCAAATTTGGACATCCCGGATGTGACAATATATTTGCAGGATTGGTAATGAAATCGGGGTATTATGTTTCGAATCCTTGCAAAACTATAAAAACTCACCATTTACATAAATCTGATTACCGAACATATACTCAGGATGACCGAATATTCGGAGAATATTGGGGCGTTATTCCTGCGGTACTCAGCGAATGCGTTCATATATAACATCATATAAACCGGGGTTGGTGTATATAATGTGGGAACAAAACGACAAACAAAATTATGCAAATCACGTACATCATCATTTAGGACAAATTTGCAATGACGAATTTTCTAACGATATCCGGCAATATGCTTCGGACCCGAAGCATAAGACGTTCTTGGAAATTGGGACGTGGAATGGACTCGGGTCAACTAGGGCATTTAGTGAAGGCTTTTCCCGAAGGGAAAGACCCACACAAGAAGGCTTTGATCGAAGGGAAAGACCCACACAAGAAGGTACCAATCAAGAGGATTACATCTTCTATAGTCTAGAATGCAACGCGGAAAAATGTGCCAATGCGGCAAAATTATATGCTGGTAATGACAAGATGCACATTCTGAACGAAGTCATCTGGAATCAAGAACCCGCGGATTTCTACGACGTTTTCCCCCAATGTAGATCGAACCCGACTTTCCAACACTGGCACGAAGTCGATATGTTGAATATGCAGAAATGTGCGGTGTTCTTGGACAGACCCGAGATCCCCCATGTATTTGATGTGTTGTTGCTGGACGGCGGCGAATTCACGACCTATTACGAATTCCAACTTCTCAAGGATCGCTGCAAAATATTGATGTTGGACGACACGAACGTTGATAAGTGCGCGAAGATTGTCAAGGAAATCGAGGGGGATGCGAGTTGGCAGATTCTGAAACGCGTCAATGTGCGAAACGGGTATTTGATTGCGGAGAGGGTATAATGACAACTGACATATACGCTGATCATATGGTCAAAACCCCCCATATGACCAGTCATTAACGTCTGGTCATATGGGCAAATACCCATATGAACATCGTATATGACTAGTTGCATTTTCCGTTGCTATAAGATAACTGCCTGAAGGGCAGTTATTGAAGGGCAAAAAAAATACGACTAGACATTAATTTACCTTATAATATGGTAAACTATACCATTTCGGTTTTCACTCAACTGAAACGATGCGAAGTGTAATATGGAGTTTATGTTATATAGAAAATTACGAATCATATGGTCGTTTGGAATGTTATAGTATTTGCTAAAATCATAAGGAACTATACTACCATTAAAGTTATAATGGTCTAATATATTGCAATTTGTGTGGTTTAATTTTATTATACCTAGAATTTTAAATATTTTATTGGTTGAATATATGTTATGAAGATTTAATCCATTTTTGGCATATAGTTGTATTATCTTGTTATCACAAAACGGTTCTCTATCAAAGAACCCAACCGATTCGATATTTAGATTAAATATGCTCTCAAAATAGTTTACGGTAGAATATATCCAATACATAAACGGTTCATAACTTCCGTATAGTGCACCATCTACGTCTCTATCGTGAAGATAAGCAGTACGCGTAAACGACCCGCTTATAAAAACAAATTCATTATTAATTTCATTTAAATTTAGAACATTACTTATTATAATGTCGAGACGTAACATTATGTAAATATCATATTTGTCATTATTATCAAATCGATTTTTTAGTATTTGCTGAATTCGCTTGTATACAACCGCCCAAGGAAAAACAACAAAATGGGTTTCTTTGTTGTATATAATAATGTCTTTTAATTGACCGTTTCGATTATAAGACTCCGTTAAGTCTTCACGAAGTTTATCTTCATTTTCATATTTATATTTAGATACCGACCCAATGTTATCAGGTCTATTTGCAGTTAATGTATTACTCTCAAAGTCGGTGTTTATAACAATATCAAATTCAAAATCACTGCTGTTTGGTTTTATGATATGTTCAAATAAGAGGTCAGATGTAGTTTTAAAAGTTCTCGATAATCCAAACAATCCAATCAATACTCGTTTTTTTGAAGTCGACATTTAATATATATTTTAAAATAAATACTAAATTTTAACGCGTTTACATTAGACAGGATTCGAAGTCAAAAAATGATTGTAATATTTCATAAGATTCTTCAAGAATCGAATCGGGAAAATAGGGTCCAATAACTTGTCTGAATCTTCACTGTTAAACCAGACACACACAAAAAACGGAAATACACATAATGCATTTTTAAAGTCGGTCATGTATTCTTCGTAAGTAACCCCATAGGTTTCTTTATTCAATTTATAATAATAGTTGACCACAATTTCGACCGTTAACCAGTCAAATTCAACACTTTCAACCAACAGAAATACTATATCACTAACTCCTTTGTTTAAATGAATATACTGCCAATCAAGTAATATAGGGTCGATGTTGTTTTTGTAGAATATATTTGGACTTTTTAAATCTCCGTGACAAACACTGAGAGGATATTGCGAAACCGCATCGTATATAGTGTCTATATTTGCAAATATATTTGATAGCAAGTTGCGTTCATATTTGCTTAACAATGTATGTGTATTTTTTGCAAATTTATCAAATCGATTTAGTATTAATTCTTTGTAATAAGATATTTCATTTATTTTTTTTAACGGTTTTATAGAAGATATAATGTGTTCTTCAGAACAAAAATGAAATGTGCTATGCAGGTCAAAAATACAATTTACTATATTCAACAGAGTTTGAATATTTTTGTTTAGGTTAATGTTAAATGACCCCGCATATTTGTTTAAGTTCTCCAGAATAATTGCTTCTTTGTTGTTAACATTAAAATTACCCATGTATTTCGGCACGTTTTTTATTAAACGCGATAGGTTAGTGTAAAAGTAAGATTCATTTTTATACATATCCAATTTTAATGCGGTTTCAGACAGTTCATTATCAAGGTTGCTAATTTTAAGTATAATATTTTCATCTTCTCCGTTGTTATACTCGACCGTATACCCAATGATGTCGCATATATATCCAGTTTTTATACACTCTTTATTTTGCGTGATTCGTTTTATTGGGAAAGAATTTATATTATTTTTTAATTCTACCAGGTGATTGACTTCAACGTTTCCGGTTTTATTATGGAACATTATAATCGAATCCAATTCCAATGTCGTGTAATTGGAAATTTTGAAATCATCTGCATTTTGAATGTCCGCGCAAGATTTTTCGTTCAATATTAAACATATATTATCAATGCGACTTCGTTTTGCACTACAATAACCAGAATAACTATCTTCGAATATAAATGTATTTTCTTTAAGTGCGTTGAAGTGTTTAATAGCAGTTAAATAAGGTTCAGGGTCGGGTTTGTGTTTGTCACAATCTTCCGCAGCAATCACTAAATCCACATACTTGTTTAACCCGGTTATTTGCAGAATGTAGTTACATGATTTTCGGTTACTGCTTGTTACGATTGCGATTTTGTGGTTTTTATTTTTTTCGAAAAATGACTTTACGCCTTCTACCAAAATGGTGTTTTCGTATCCTTGTAGTTTCGACACAAACAATTCATCCTTTTTCGAAGAAATTGTTTGAATATCTGTCTCCGAAAATTCGTGGTTTAAATATTTTAAGAATACATTGTCGTCTTTTCCTTTTATAAAATGATTAAAAAAATCGGCATTACAATTTATGTTAAACGTAGCAAGCAATTCACTCCAAACTTCAATATATATTGCGTCTGTGTTAACTAGTGTTCCATCTAAATCAAACAATAACAAATTTGTGGATTTTATATACCTTTCTACATCGTCGGGTGTTCCCAATGAAACGACATCGATTTGTTCTAATTTATACCCTTTAAATGCGATTCCGGAGTTGAGCATTTCCGAAATGACGCAGGATGTATAAGGTTCATTATTGGCGGTTATACCGTTTTCCAACACATAATTGCAATAATAATACAACTCCGATATGTTTGTAAAAGCATAGGCACCAGTATTCGCGTTATCGGATATTTTTTGTTTTTCTCTTATTTTTATCACGCATGAACTGACATCAAGTGAGATGTAGGAATATATTGGATTTGGGTTGGTGTTTTCGGTGTAAAAAATCATATTATATGTGGACGTTCGAAACATATTAACTATGTCTTGTCTGTAAAAAGTATCACAATCTAATATTAAACACTTTTGATGGTGGGGTTTCGACAAAATTTGTTCGATACCGATTTTTAATGTTTCTGCCGCACCTTTCGTATTTTTGTAGAGTTGAATCAAATTTATGTGTGGATATTTATCGGTAATATGTTTGCAAAATTCGTGTTCTTCTAATTCTCGGTTATAAATGATAAAAACCTGGTCTTCAGAATTATATGAAATATTGTCTAATACATGGTCAACCATGCATTTTTCCAATATAGATATCAATGGTTTTGGTTGTAAATAACCATTATTGGCAAACCTCTCACCTTTACCTCCCAATGGTATGATTATATTCATTATATTATTAAATTGAATATAATTACGTATCATCAAACGAAAATGTATTGCAATTTTTCTTCCATCATCTCATTGAGTAGCGAAAGGAATACAGCATTTCAAATCTCTACGCGATTCGACTAGATTTACTCTAAATGTCAAATACAAGTTTCTGCAATTTAATGTCTAGTCGTATGGGTTTTTGCCCATTGCCTCCGGCAGACTAGACGTTAAAAGGTGTAAAAAGGCAGTTCACTAATAGTCATTAAATTAATATAAACATTTACATTCGAGGTGTTTTATAATACATAGCATGGATATATACAATGAAATTAAGAAAACTGACCAATCTGTATATGACGATTACAACAATTTTATTTTTTCAGATGACGCGAGAGTTTTTAATAAAATGAGTAAAAGAATTGAACTGTATTTAAAAATACAAAACTTAGTAGGCGATATATTTGAATTTGGTGTATTAAAAGGTGCAGGTATATCATTGTGGTTAAAATTGATAACGATGTATGAACCGAATAGTATAACAAAAGTTCTCGGGTTTGATTTTTTTGACACAAAGGAACTGTTAGACGAACTAAACGGAACAAATAAACAGATGATGACGGAGGTTGTAAATCGAATTAGTAATGAAGACCTACAAATCGAAACCATTAAATCTAAGTTAAGTCATTTTGACAAGTCAAAATATATTTTAATTAAAGGCGACGCAGTTGTAACATCAAAATTATTTGTTGAGCAAAATGTTGGTGTTAAAATTAAATTACTATATATGGACTTAGATTTAGGTGACCCTACTTATGAGATTTTAATGAAATTGTGGGAGAATGTGTGTTTGAATGGTATAATTGTTTTTGATGAATATGCGTATCATAAATGGGATGAAAGTGTAGGAGTAGACAAATTTTTAAAAACAATAAAAGGGAAATACATACAATACACAACTGGTATCTATTCTCCTACCATGTATATACAAAAAACCGACTATTAATGTCTAGTCATATAACCAATGTATTCGAGGAACCAACATAGAGTATTATTTTCGACCATATTTACAGTATTGTTTTTGCGAGAATCCGCGAGGACGACGGCAATTGATACTTCGTTTGTACTTTAGCGACCATTTCTTAGGTTTTCGATTCTTTACAGTTTTCCTCTTTTCGGGCATATTTTCTATATATCAATCAGACAAAATACGTCTAATCGTCCGAACAAAACAGACGGTTCATCATGGTCGCCTCCAGATTCTCTTTCGACCTCTTAAACAACCTCTCGCCCACCCCATCATCTCGGAACCTGACCGTATATTCCTGCTGAATATTATTGCGTCCAATTCGCCCTATTGCCTGGATGGTCTTCTGTTGGGTCATATTCGTCAAATCTTTCCCGATGAACCCGTGACAGAACTGGTAATTGGTTCCATATATATAGTCCGAAGATGCGATAATCAAGAATAATCGCTGTTCGTAGGCAAGACGCTTCATGATTTCCGCGTAACGCGAATCCGACGACTTGGAAAACACACCAATCCCTAAAATCAGCAATAATTTTTGCTGATTTTCGACATCGAGTGCCATGATCTCTCTTACGTCCTCTTCGTCCACGTTCGGGACAAAGGCGTTTTTTACGAGAGGCGCAGTTTTCGGTAACCAGATTTCTAAGTGCTGTCTGGTATTCGGGATATACATCGCGTTCAAATGCACCGTCTGTATTGCCATGCGCATTTCGTTGATTTGTTCTAGCATCTTCTGTACTTCTTTCGACGCGGGTTCTTTCTCTGCCTTTTTCGACGACTTGTCGTCGGTGGAAGACGACGACGGCGCGCTTTTCGCTTCCACCTCTTGCTCCACCTTCTTGATCTGCTTCATAATAAGATTATTGCGGTCGATTTTCTGTTGAATGATCGCGAAGACAGAATCCGGGATTTTCGATTGCTGGATATAGAATCTACCCACCTTCTCGACATCTTCTGCCAAGTAAATCGTCGGTCCGTCTGTCAATGTATGTGCGTCGGCAGTTGTCAAGAGGATGCCTGATGCGGGGTTGGGAGGAATTGCGGGCAGTTTAGGAAGAGTTGGTGTTGCCGCAACACTATTTTGCCGTGTAAATTCGACACGGGATGTCTCCAACATATTCGATTTAGGAGGAGTGCACTCGCTTTTCATTTTGCGGATATCCACGTCCTTGTCTTCTCGCCCAAATCTCGGTTTCAACGTCTCGACCATATATTCGTGAATCGTGCGCCATTGATCCGGCGGCAATTCTCGCAAAATAGTCAAATAATATAATTTTATCGAATTCAATGTAATTGCGTCGATGGATTTGAAGTATTTAGGAATACGCATATCCTCTCGCAAAAACGACTGAACCTTCTCTGCAAACCGAATGATTTCTGCCACGTCGAAATAGCGGAGGAGTGACCGGTTCGCGTCACAATGGTCGACGCATTCCATGATCAGGGTTCCATAGTCGGGGAACAACGAATGGGGAAGCACGATTTTACCTTCTTTGTTGAGAAGAGAGATGGTTTTCTTGCAATCGTGACTGTCGATGACGTGGATTTCTGCCTCGTAATCTGAGAACTTTGCCTTGAAATCTTGGAGCGCACTGCCGATTTCTTCTGGTTTAGGAAGAGTTGCACACGAGAGGACAATATTGGGTATCTGATTGAGAGACCAGACGCGGTGAATCATATTATGGAGAGAGGATATTTCCGAGTCTTCCTCTGAACCGACACTCGGTTCAGAGCAACCAACGACTTTATCTAGTCCAATCGTCGGTTGCTTCAAACCGCCGACTTTATCTAATCCAATCGTCGGTTGCTCTGAACCTCCTCTTGGTCTGATTTCCTTGTCAAGTCCAATCGTCGGTTGCTCTGAACCTCCTCTTGGTCTGATTTCCTTGTCAAGTCCAATCGTCGGTTCATCCCAATACGTCACAATCTTCTCGACCGAATGGAACGACTTCATATAATACATCGCCACCAAATACGACGCCACATCGCAAATCATAATCTCCACCCGAATACCATTGCTATTGTCCACCTTGTAAATACCCCCCGATTTCCGATTCACCGTATAATCCGCCGCAGCAAAATAATGTAATCTGATATCCGCTGCCGTCTCACATCCGAACGCGAAAGCAACCCGTTTCCCCACACTGATTGCGGATTTTGCCAGTGCCAGTCCCACGTGTCTCGCGGCACATACAAACAGGACCTTGTACTCTTGGGATAGACCAATGGGACTCAGTGTTTTCCCCGTTCCGGTCGGCGCCATATAGAGAACGCATTTAGGAATATTGCGTTTCTTCTTATCCGAAAACACTCGAAACAAGTCGCGCTGATGCGAATATAGCAACTCATCCGCATATTCCATGATCGATTTGTTCCTCTCAATATAGGTCGTAGAATTCGAAAACACATCACGAATCGCATCGAAAGACGTCGTGTCTGCTTTCGCCAAGTACTCGTCGATCTTCTCGAGTAAAAACCGGTTCACGCCAGGAATCGTCAACCGCCGCAAATAAATAAGGGTATAAAGCGCGCTTCTCGATTTTTGAGAATTGACCGTATAGTCGAGAAGGACAAAATCGAATATGGTTTTTTGCTGGGACTCCACCGTCGCGTCTAATTTCTGGATTCGAATCTGGTCTGCCTTATTCGGCGGTTTGATTTTTTTGTCCGTTTTTTTCTGCTTTTCGTCATTTTTATCTGCCGGAAATATTGCGCTAAGTTTGGGGTAAAAATACGTTTTATAAAGGAACCACTCCATTTCTTCGGTCGCGTCGACTTTCATTGTTTTGATGAGCGAGAGGTGGCGATTCGACCGGATATCTGGGTTATGATATCCTTCCATGATGAGCGAGAGGACGCGCTTTTCTTGATCGGAGACGGGTATTTCTACCGACCCCCATTCCGATTTCGAGAGTTTGGTTTGAGATAAATCCATGTTTAGGGTTGGGTTAGGTTATAACGGTGGGACGATTGTTGCGTAATGTTCATATACTTTGCATCAGGATGTGTTTATCTTTATTTTAAATATACATAAATCTTTATGTACGACATTTATCAACCGCACAATTTGATAAATGTCCTCTCTACTTCAATGGGCATTTGAGTCTGTCATGCCATCATTCAGTGGTCGTTCTATTGGGTTTGACGACCTTTTATATTGCATTCGAAACCCTGCAAAATATGCGATTATACATACGATGTCTGCTACGGAAGGCGTTCTTATCGGCGGAACACTAAGTGTGACAGAAGAAGAGGCATTCATTAACGAATACCTCTCGAAATACGTGGAAAACCAGAAGACGATTGTGTTATATGGACGAAATGGTTGCGACGATTCGCCTATAAAAAAACGCGCCCAATTACTGAGTTTAGGAATTAGCGATGTATATGTTTATGCCGGTGGACTTTTTGAATGGGTGTTGCTGCAAGATATTTATGGGGTAAATGAATTTCCGACAACCGCGGTAGTTGTGGATATCATTGCGTATCGACCTCCCGCGAAACTGACGCATTGACATTGGACATGACTGGTGGAGAGTTGGGTTCGGGTCGGTCTATTTCCACTCGCCAGAAAGTTTATGCTCGGCATAATTTCCAAACATTTGCCGTTTTCCATTCGACAATATGTACAATTGGTCTTTGTTTTTATATTGTACATAACAATCCGTCACAAAATCAGGTCCGGTGGTTTTATAAACATAATAGTGGATTGACCCTTTGTCTGATTGCGATATTTGATCTGCCGTCTTGATATAAATCTGCAAATTCTGGGCAATTTTGTCCACCAAGAATTTCATAAAAGGATGTTTTGCGGTAGCGCCGAATGCATACTGTCCCAATAAGAAGTTCTGCCCCACAAGACAATACGAATTCATGCGCGGGGTCTGGCAACCTAATGCACTTGCATATTCGTCGATGGGGAAAACCGCAGAATGGTTTAGTACGTCGTCGTCGAGAGGTTTAAATGGTTCAATGTCCACGTCAAAGTAAAACCCGCCGTAATGGTAGATTGCCAAGTACCGGAAAAAATCGAGTTTTTGTATGAAAAATGGCAGACGATTATAAATATCGTAATACCCCAGATAGTGTTCGGTGAAAAACTGCTTTATATCATTTTCGTTGAAAAACATGTATTCAAACGACGGATTTAGTTCGCGAAATTTGTTCATATACTGCACATATTTGGAAGGAATCATGGGTGTCCCGCCGTCTTTTTGAACCCATACTTGAATGATAATGCGCGGTATCGTTTCGATCACAGTCGACTCGTTCTTATTTATGGTTTTCACGATTTCCCCCATCCTCTGCTCAAACGATTCCTGCTCTTTTACATGATCCCACGATTGATAGGTCGCGTCATACCGAGAAAGAGCAAACACGATCGCGAATAATATGATTGCTACACTAACCTGAATCGTTTTATTCAAGGTCATGGAAACGAGGATAAACGCAAATATGTATAAGAACGCGTCTTTTGGACCCGTCTCGACTGAGTATAATATCATTTGTATTATGAGTCGATTTTTTTGAAATTCAAAAAATTGAATCGGATTTATTATTCATGGTTGCAAGACATATTCATCTTCAAATTCATCTTCATTGTCTCTATAAACCATGTCCTTTTCTACTAAATGCGATATCACGTATTCTGAGTCGCGTTGTGTATCCTCTGCTAGGGTTCTCGAAGCATTAGAATTAATCGCGTCCTCCGACGTGGTAGGAAAATCCAGCAATATTACGATTATTGATAGAAATATATCCAGTGGCAAACGTCCCAATATGCCATTCATCGTTTCCCTCGAAGGGAACATCGGGGCGGGAAAATCGACCATTGTCGATAAATTACAGCAAAAATACGCGTTGCCATACGAGGAGAGCAAGAAATATTTTGGCAGACTTGCGTTGGAGAAGATCGTGTTCATGCCGGAACCCGTCGACATATGGACAACGATCTGCGATTCCGACACAGGCGAGTCGATTTTGGAGAAATATTACAAAGACCCGAAAACGTATTCCTTCGCGTTCCAGGTGATGGCGTACAATACGCATCTCGAGGCGTTCCGAAGAGTCATTCGAGAAAACCCGGACTGTGTCTTGCTTATTTGCGAGAGGTCGATTGATGCCGGGCGATATATCTTTGCCGAGATGTTGCGCGACGACGGTATGATCGACGATGTGTGTTTCCAGATATACACGAGATTGGTCGAGAGCACGGCAAATGAGTTCCCTCTTGATGCAATCATGCATTTGGATGTGGCGCCTGACATTTGTATGGAACGGGTAGCGAAACGGGCGCGGGACGGCGAAGGAGGGATTCCTCTGGAATATCTGGAAAAATGCGACAGATATTACAGAAAATGGTTGTTTGGTAAGGAGGAACCTACATTCTGTTATCACAGTACGTAGTGTGTCGTAGACTCATATATATTTATATTTATACACCGATTTCTCAGTTATTTGTTGATGTTTTTGCTATATCTCGCAATACCCATTTTATTGCTGCCACCGTATCATTATAAAACCCCGGATTATCGTGAGATTCGTTTGTGATTGGATACAACTCTTTGAAATTTTCCGGAGTTAATGTAGTCCAAGTACCATTGTGGTTTACTTGTATTTTTTCTTGGTCGTCGAGTTTCACTTCTCGCAGAGACGCATTCTCCGTGGAACCTTCGTATTCATGAATGTTTCCGGGGGTACTTTTGTCGTGGATGTAGACGACTCCTTGGGGCGTCACGTAAGTTGCGGAATTTTTGGATATTGTTTTTACTGGTTGTTTTTCTTCTAGATCTGGTTCAGGTTCCGGTTCAGGTTCCCTTAACGATGCGGCAATGGCGATCGGTATAGATGGGTCTATGTAGGGTTCTGGTTCCCTTAACGATGCGGCAATGGCGATCGGTATAGA